AGAGGTGGCATGATTACTCGGACATCTCTTCTGATGTCTTTTTCAGGGATTCCTTTAGCTTTCCACTCCTCCTCTGTCTTATATACCTCTTTTGTTTTAAGATTTGATATAGTTGTTATTACTTTAGTCGGTTTTAGTGTTTGCATTAGTCTGTTGTCTCCTTGTTAATGTTTAAATAACTAATTGTTATGTCTACCCCATCAGTCACTGTTCCTGCTGTTGTATAAGAAAGAACCGTGTTTCCTTCTACTACCATAGGGTTAGTAAGAATTTCGACACTCGTTGCTGCGACTAACGTTTGAGTATTAATAACCTGAAAAGCATTGTTAGTAATAGTAATGGTAGGAGTATTAGAGCCCGACTTATTAGTTACGTGTAAAGATTTAATAATATACGTCTGATTAATTAAAGGGTTTTGAGTAGCTACTCCACTTACTGGTGGAACAAGAGTCGTTCCAAAGAATTTAATAGGTCCTTCAGCGCTCGTACTTGTTACTCCATACATTTTATATATATTTATTACAGCCACTATTCTAAAAAGAAGCTCTTCGCTTCTATCTCCTGCTTAACTTCGTCTTGAAACGAAGTATTTAATTTTGTGATAACACCGTCCAGATCCCGGACGAGTGATTGAAAAGTTGATTCTTCGTATTCAGCACTCGCTCGTGTCAACGACTGAACAATTTTTGCCATTACAGAAGACCAGCTAGGCCACCGTTAGCTGCGAACTGAACGTCTTCTTCTTGTACAGCTTCTTCCATGGGCTGTCCTTGCATAGCTTCTTGGTATACCACCAGTAATTGTTCTTCATCTAGTTCTTCTAATGGTAACTGAAAAATTTCCATAGCCAAAGCTTCTAGTTGTTCTTGTGAAGGTTGTTCTTGACCCTCTACAACTGTTTCTTGAAACTCATCGGCTCCTTGTGGTCCTTCTATAAAATCTGTTTGTTGTTCTACTAATTCTCCACCTTGGTAACCTGCTCTACCACCTTGTGCTGCACTGAAAGGTAGGATTTCAGGTAAGGGCTCGTTGCCTGCTAGCGTGCCTGGTCTTTGATCATTGTAATTAACACCTTGAAAATCATTAACATCTGTACCACCTGTGATATTAGTATTTTGAAATCTATTTGTATCACCTTGTGTTGATAACATAAGCTCATTATCAAGATCATTGTAATAATCTGGATTTACTCCATCTGTTGATGAATCCAAGTTATTCAATTCAGACGTATCTGGTTCTTTATTTCGATTAAGATAACTCATTAAATTCGGGTAGAGTGGATTTCCCTCTTCATCCCTTTCTCCAAGTTCTCCAATATTTTGTCCCGTTCTCTTAGCCCAATTTCTAGCAGCCGAAAGTCCACTTATAAGTTTTCCTGGAATTCCTCCGAACATACCCATAGCTCCTCTAAATAAATTTCCTATACCAAAAGGACTTCCTCTTGTAGCTCTGTAAGCTTTAGGGGCAAATGCTTTAGCTGCTCGTAAATCCTGTCTACTTATTCCAGGTCTATTTCTAGGTCCAAACCAACCTGGGTTAACATTTTGACCAGCTCCTGCTGCAATAGCTGCTGATCTATAATCTTGTATACTTTTGTCAACAACTCCAGGTGGTAATGCTGGACCTTTTCTTACTCTTTGAGACTCTACTGCAAGTTCTTTTGCATCTGCTCCACTTCCGCCACCTGTTTCAGCTGCACTTGTTGCTGCACCGGACATACCAACGTCCTTACCGCCTTCTATTGATCCCCAACCATTTAAACTAATGATACCGGAAGGCCCTCTGTTCACTCCACCTTTTAAGGATTTGTGTAAATCTTTTTTAATAAGTAAATCTTTTTCTTTTTTTGTAATGTAAGCTAATTCAGTTGTGGGATGATTAGGGGCAGATTGCCAATGTAAAGGGGCTTTAACTGTTTTTTGGTTTCCTAAATAGTTTTTAATCTTACCTTGTACTTTATAATTAATTCTTTTATCTATTGCCATTATCCACGTCTCCCGTCGGGTTGTATATCTAATCTAAAAGTTCCTAGTTTCCAATTCTCTGCAGATGAAGTGTTCTCTATTTTAAGCGCGATTGATCTGGCTCTTACGCGAGTGTCAACCTTATCACTAGCCGATGTGATTGTAAAGCTAGTTGTTGAGGCACTGTCGTTTGGATAATTTCTAGTAATTAGGCTCACCTGGGTATCTCCAGTCTGAGTAATAAAATCAGGTACAAATCTTCGTATCTTCATAATGTATTCACCATCGCCTCTAAGGTCAGGTGTGCCTATCATCTGTCCCTGAGCGCTTCGTTTCTGAGTAATATCAAAGTCACCTGAAAGAATATTTCCAAGCACAGCAGTGATGACTCCACCAGTATCTACCTGGTCGGTCCCTGTTTCCTGTTCATAGTAGACAGTAATACCATCTGTGTTGCCGGTTACGTCAAACGATGCATTATCAGTAGCGTCATATTTACATGCATGAGGCTTGTCAAATACTGCTGAATCAACCCATGAAGCTCTATCTAAAGTACCAGTCGTCCAGATAGGTCGCTTATGCATTTTTGATTCTCCATAGCTATAAGTCACCACTCTATCAATTACATCGGAACCTGTACTACAATAGAACCATTGAATTTCTCCGAACAAATTATTAAGTCCACAGTTAATTAAGTCTTTAGGAGTTGAATTAAGTCCATCATAAACAAAGTCTTCTACTAAACAAGGCATTGATTTTAATTGACCATCGTACATAAAGAAACCATTTTCAGACATCCAGTAAGATGTACCATCGACTTCTACGCATGCATTCTTTCCTATAAGACCGCAGTTAGTTCCTGCTTGCTCAAAGGAGAAAGTAAACGGTTGGCCTACGAATCTCATTAAAAATAAAGACGTATCGGTCCATACATAAATAGCATCCCGACCTCTCTTCGCTCCCATAATTACTGAGCCAGCTGCAAGTCTTTGTGTGCCTGCTGTATTGGTAGCTGTGACTGTATAAGAATCAGCACCAGTAATTTCTTCTTGGTTGGACCATCGAATAAACATATCATCTTGTGTTCCTCCAGATCCAATCGTTGTTTCGGTTCCAAAAAATACTAAGTGTCTAGTTGGTGTAGCTACTAATACATGACGGGATGCAGTGGGAGTATTAGCTATCCGCGTGGCTCTTGTAGAAGTAGATCCGGTCGCATCCCATTCGAAACATGAGCCATTATAAATTAATGCGATTAATTTAGTTCCATAGTTATCCAGAACCCATAGTCCTGGATCAATTGTATAGTCTGCAGAAGAGGCTTCTCCCCATGCAACATAGTCTGTGATATTAGTGACAGTTACTCCGGCGGTATGAGCAGCTCTTGTTGTTCCATTAACCGCACGTGATCCTCCGCTTAGAGTATTGGTTGCTGTATCGTTAGCCGTAAAACTTATATCTTCTGTTCCAATTCTGATTTCTCCTGATGTAGGAAAAGCAGCAGAGCTAGTTAGGACGACATCTGTGACTCCTGCACTGTCAGCAAGTGTTGTTGCCAGAGTAGTAGTTGCGGGACCTGGGGCAGTTCCAGACCATGAACCGGTTCCCCACCCATAACCCCCTAATTGTTTGGACGGTCCTACTGAATAATAACATAGGACCGAAGCACTTCCGCTTGCAGCTAGAGGTGTGCCGGATTCTGCTACGTCCATTGTAATTTCAAAAGTAGTGGCAGTAGGTACGGACGCTACCATAAATTTTGTGTCTTCAAAAGTAGCGTTAGTAAAAGTAGATCCTGAAAGACCAGTCACTGCATCAAACAGGACGATATCTCCATCATTTAAGCCATTAGCTCCTGATGAGGCTACGGTGACAGTTGTTGAAGAACCGGTACTTGTGAAAGTACAGCCTGTTAGTGTAGCTCTGATAGGGTGTATGTCATAGAATATACCCCCTGAATAAACATATAAAATTCTATTGGTTCCTAGAGCCGCATATTTAATTCCTGCATTATCGTCCCAGTGATGAAGAGCACGAGTAGCACCGGTTAATTTATCAGCTCCCAGCTGTTGCCAGCCTCCTATTTTTTCAGGAGTACCATATCTAAATCGGACATTATCACCATCAAACCATTGCCCTTCAGCTCCGGTTTCTGTGACCTGTTTGTTGAACCCTGGTAAGAACCCTAATTTTTGTAGCATATAACTCCATATTATGTATTCCTTATTGGTGGAATACCCAACATCGGCCTTTTGTCGAACCTGTTCTTTTCAGCAAAAGGACCATTGACATGGTTGTAATGAAGGAAGACTTGTCCGCAGACATCTCCTTCAAACGGTTCTCTCCAATGCTCTAATTCGCACCCACTGTATACCAACATATCGCCAACATCAAGTATGACTTTAGTACCTGCTGGAGCATTGGGTTTGTGTATATTCTTATATTCATCGATAACATTATCGGCGCCAGTTCCATCTATAAAGATGGTCCAAGGGTTTCCCCCTAAATGAATAGTGGTTGAAATTTCACAGCTTGGCCTGTCTTTATGCCTATGAAGTATATCTCCTTTTTTGTAGAGTCTTGCATAGGAATAGGTAGGGACTAACTCTAACCCTGTTTCCTGGGCCATGATGGGTAGGACTTTAACCAGAAGAGTCTCCATAACATTATCTGCATAATGAGAATAGGTGTTGGGTATTTGTTTAT